AGTCTTTTTATCTTCCCTAGATAGCTCTAACATAGCCATACCGCTAGTGTCTGCGGCTGCTAACAGGTCTATATCTACTTCTATAAGTTTTAATTTACCGTCTCTTTCTGTCTGAGCCATTAATCTTTCTAGTTCTTCCGCACCTTCTTCAGAACTGTAGTAAGCATCGATCATATTAGCTGTTATTTGCCCAAGACCCGTACCCCCTCTAGCACCGGCGGCTATGGCTTTTAACCTATTCTTACGGCGTATTTTTTCTGGAGCGAGTTGTTTTTGAAATGTCTCTAATTGTTTTTCATTAGCTTCACGTATGGCTTGTAGCTGCCTGTCTCTATCAACAACATTTTCTAAATAGTTTTCTCGTTCAGTGGTACGTATACCTGCTAAATCTTCTGGAGTCATACCAGCGCGTCTTTGTAAATCTGCTGTTACAGTAGGATCTAAAACATCACTAGTTTTTAATGCGCCTTCTTGAGCTAGTTTTAAGTAGTCTTTTGCTGGTTTTGGTTCAAGTAAATCTGCAACACCTTGATTACCGCCCTCGTCACCTGTTCCACCTTCTTGAGGAAATACTTTTGACCCTGTTTTTTCTACTAACTCTTCTGAAGCAGGTTGTGTTGGTTCTGCTTCGGGCATTAATGCGTCTATACCAGAAGCTGCTTGAGCCATTGTTCTTACTGCATCGGGTCTAGGTGTACGCACTGGGCCTACTTCCTGTCCTTTTGGTACTCCTGATGGTTGTCCTCTGTACGGCCCTACATCAGTTCTTGTAGATTCTCTTCCAAGACGTATATCTTTAGGTACAGCGGTTCCACCGGGAGATACTTCAAAATCAGCGCGGCCATCTACTCTTGACGGTGTTGGTTTTTCATCGAGTTTAGCTCTACCCGCTGCTTCTCTTTGATTGCTTTCCCTTACTTCATCAAATTTTTTCTCTCTAGGTGTCCTTTTTCTAAAAACTTGATTTAATTTTTTAAACAACCCTGCGCGATTGGCTATGCTACTTAGCCCAGCAAGACCTCTAGCACCAGATGCAGCAATACCGCCGGGGACTAACATTAACCCTAAACCAGCAAGATAAGGAAGAGGGTTTTGTTTCATATCTTCTACAACTTCAACTCCCGCTTCTCCCATTGCAGAAGCTATTTCTTCCCAACTTATATCTGCTTCTTGCTCTACGTCACCACCTTCGTCATAACCGATAATACCGCCTCTATTCATCATAGTAGGACGTTGAGGTTGTTGA